GTTTCTATATCAATACTAACTGCATTAAAATAATTCATCTAAGGTTTCATCAAATTCTATATCTTTATCAGATACTTCAGACAGTCTCCCTGTTTCTGAATCATACACAACACTACATGCCATGCCAACATCACCTGTATATCTTGATTTAAGAACACGTAGTTTAGTTGTCCTTGCTTCTTCAACATCATCTGATTGTTGGTTTCTTTCTAATGCTATAACACAATCACTAAGTTGTCCGATACTATTAGAACCTCTAAGATGAGATAAAGAAACTTCTATTCCGTTCTCGTGTCCTTTGTTACCATCAACTCTGCGTAAGTGTGAAACTAAAATAATACCTGCACCTGTTTCTTCTACCAAACTTCTAAGCCTAGTCATAATAGAATCAATAGCACGTCTCTCGTCTCCTTCATGGACAGCACTAACTAACATATGTAAATGGTCTACTACCACCCACTTGCAGTCGCACCCTATAATCATAAAGCGAAGCTTAGTAAAGATATCATCTATATCATTTGTTCCAAAGTGTGAATGCACCCATACTCTATTACGATTATCTCCGTCATAAAGTATATCAAACATCTTATCAAGTTCTTCTTTAGAAAATCTATCTCTAATCTGGTCAACATATAACCTAGCGTTAGCTTCAATAGATAGAATACCATCAATGGTTCTTCTCCAATCTTCTTCTAATGCTATGATACCTACGTTGTCTTCAGTATTTTTAATAAGATGATGTTCAAGTTCTCTAGTTACACTAGACTTACCAAGACCTGTACCACCTGTAAGTGTTACAAGTTCTCCCTGTCTAAGTCCGTATAGTTTCTTGTTTAATCCTTCATAGGGATAGGGTACACTTTCTTTTCTTTCACGATTGTGAAACTTCTCTCGTTGTTCTGAAACATTTATAACACCAGAGGGTGTATAAACTTTAGAAGCCCACCAACATTCAACAAACTCTTTATGTCTGTTAGAACGAAGCATATCGTTAGGGTCTTTGAAGTTGTGGGGAAGTGTAAGTATCTTAGCTTTTCCGGGTTTGAAAAGTCTAGCAACTTTAATAGATGCTTCCTTTCCTGCCTTGTCATTATCAAAAGCTACGATAACATTTTCAAACTCATCAAAGAACTCTAAGCTTTCCTTAATATCTCTGACTGCACCTTGAGCCCCACGCTTGATAGATACTACTGCCCACTTAGAACCTAGCAGTTCAAAAGCTGACATAGCATCACACTCGCCTTCGGTTATAGTGACATACTTGCCACCTTTAAATAATTGTTGACCAAACAAACCTGTATCGTTATAGCTTCCAGAAACAAAGAAGTCTTTGGTTACTACGTTACGATACTTGGTAGCTGATAGCTCATGTCCATTGTAATATGGGTACATATGCTTAACTACATTTCCCTTTAGGTCATGTACGCATTTGACTCCATACTTAGTAGCAGTAGCTTGAGATATTTTCCTATCTGTAAGAGGTGAAAATTTTCCTTCGTCTACCATATCTGGTTTTTTGGTCGGTGTTGTTGTTGCTGTTTGCATATCTTTTCCTCCACATGCATCGGTATAACTAGGCATAAACTCACCACAACTAAAACACTTTGCTGAATCATCTTCATTGATTCCAACAGCATCGCTACTGTTACAAAGTGGACAGGGTTGGTGTAGCTTATCCCATGATTTATCCATGTAAGCCCTCACTATGGTTTAAGATACTTCGTTTAAAGATTCATCTTCTTTTGAAGTTTCTTCTACAACCTCTTCTTCAGCTTCTTCTTCAACAGGTTCTTCTGGTGCATCTACCATAGCTTCTTCACTGTTTTGAAGTAGTATCTGTAGATTATTTTGATGTGTTTCGGAAGCATAGTTAAGTGCTTCAACCATTACATTCAACGTACCTATTTTACTTATAATAGTATTAGCATTGTTCTTATTAGAATCATCTTCTATCATAGAAGTATCGTAAGTAACAGTGCCATCATCTTTTCTAATAGTAATTATCATATTAAAATTCCTCGTTATCTGAACTTGCTTCAGAGTATTCAATTAAATCAGTAACCTTTACAGCTATTAATTCTGCAAACGTACCGTACTTTCCTGTATAGGGTTTAATCTTTACAGTAACACCAGAGCCATTACCAACATTAACATCTAAGTCTGTGCCTTCTGCATCAACTAACTTAGGTGCTGGGTTGGTTGTCCCATCATGTTTCTCTACCTTTCTACTGAACGAGAAAGCTGGTTCATCATACTTAGGTTGACCATCTCTGGTTCTTACCTGTGATAATCCAATACCCTCTAATCTAGTAGCAGTATCCGTATCTGTCAACACCACTATTCCGTACTTATGTGGTTCAAACTTAGTGTTTGGTGTGCTGACGTTAGCCCACATAGCTTTTCCTTCTATATACTCATACATATAATATTACCTCCATAGGTTTAGTTTTCGTAATAAGTTTAAAGATTGTATCACATCTATTTTTTAGACGCAACTCTCTTCTCTCTTCTTCTTGCATTGTTCCTATCCCTTGTAAATTGAATAGAGGATTGCAAGTCTTCCCATAGTTCATCAAGTGCTTGTTTCTTTTGTTCTTTGTTAAGTCTTGTAACGATTTTGATATCAGACTTCTTAGGTATCCACGTATCCCAATAGGCTTTGTCCATGTCTTTCCATGTCCAACCTATCTCTTTGTCTAGTGTTGTTGATTTAAAATATAGATTCACAATAACCCTCGTGTTAAAAAAGGAGCTTTTACACTCCCTGTAAATTATTCTATTTCTTCTCCATTTGAAAATTCAACTACATAATTTTCATCAAACTCATCCAAGTCAAGTTCATTAAAGTTGTTATAAAAACCCCAACCTGCTCTGACTCTTGCTAAATCTTTATTATTTTTACTTACTTTTTTTGCAAATTTAAATGCTTCATTTTCTGAATCAAAGTATTTAGATATAAGAAATGAATCAATATATCCGCCAGTTTCCATAAAAATTTGTTCTGTTAAAACTTCGTTAAACTTTTCCATCTCACGTTTTTTTGCTCTTTCAAAATCTTCTTGAAATGCATCAGTACAAAAATATTCTACATAATAAAGATATATATTTTCTTCTGTTATATTGTATTTATTCATATTTATAGCCCTCCAGCTTTTTGAATTAAAAAACTATTATAACATATCTAATTTTGAAAGTCAAGGGGTACTTTAAAGTGATACCCAGCACTCGAACATTATCTTTTATAGACACCGAACGACTGTCTGCAAATTGTGGCTTTGTTGTTTAAAGTCTGTACAAACCCCCACGCAATGTGGAAAAATCAGACTGTATTTACAAGGGAAGGTAATCGGTTCAGTTCTTATCCCATTTCATTTACAACTTTAATAAGTGTCTAATGGAGCAAACACCTCTAAAGATTTTACAGTAACGCGAACACCTTGTAAAACTTTTAAAATCAGTCTGGTTTTAGTGGCACTAGACCAGAAACTAGCACGATTACTCGTATGTCTTTAGGTTCAGGAAGGTTAGTTGAGGGCTACACCTTTGGACATACCTTGAAAACATGTGGCTATTAAACCACTCTTAACCCTCGTTGTCAACTTTTAAATCTAATATTTTTACTTTATATGTATCGTCCTTCCACATAACTTCATAAGCTATTTGATTGTTTGGATTGTCATGGTTATGTTTAACAACATGCTCAGTCCATCTTCTGTAGCTATCTTTATCCATTGGATTAATAAAACCTTCTATCATTTTGATTCTTTATCCATAATAATTAATATAACTCCTGTCATACATAACAACATGAATCCTATTATTAAAGCTAATCCTATTACTTCTCCTATCATTATTCTATCTCCTCAAGATGTGAGTTCTTACCTGTCAACACACCTAGATTACCTGTAGCTGAATTTTCTTCAAACTTTTCTTGAATACGTTTATCTATTTCGTTCTCGTAATAGTCTTGTCTAAAGATTACCTGCTGATTAAAACCTTTTCTAGTTGCTACCAGCATAGCAATAGTATTCTGTTGGTCAGTCACAGTATCCTGTAATGCTAACACCTCTTGTTGCATGTGCAGTACAACTTCATTATTTTTTCTAATGTCTTCGTCTAACATTAAAAAGCCTTGAGCTACAAACAATCCTGTTATTGCTCCTCCTACTATCAAACCTACTTTTAATTTTAATCCCATTTTGTCACCTCTTTTTTTCTTTTATCGTTATATTTAACAACCCTTCTACCACTTTTATAACCTGTCATTTCTTTATACCATTTAGAATCTTTATAAGTTATCTCTATAAAACTTATATCTTTATCAAGTTGTTCTTCTTTTAATCTTTCTTTTTGTTCTTCTACTTCTTTATTATATTGTGTCATAATTTTATTTATAATTTATTAATTAATTAAAAAATAATTTTTATTAATATGTTTAAACTTTATAAGCATTTTACACTTAATTTATTTGTTGTCAACATAAAAATATAAATTAATTCTAAGCCTTTCTAAGGGCTTGTTATTAATGGTTAGTACCTGTGTGTTCATTACTTAAAGAACTGCTTACCATCACGCTTATATGTCCTTCTATCCTATCATTTATGTATTGTTCTGTGATAGTATCTTTGTTCTCAAAAGTTTCTAAGTCTCTGTATATTTTATCTACTAATAAAAGGAACTTTTGTTTGGTTAGTCTTCTAAGAAATGGGAAACCACTAGCACATATATCTTCTAGTTTTGTGTATAATTTTTTATTCATGTTATAGGTTCTCCTTGTTTTATTAACTGTGTTATTATATCATTTACTTTGCTATTCATCTGTGTTCTTAAACCTGCATTTACTTTTGGTGCTAACTTTTTAAAATAATCTAATAGCTTTCTAGCTTCTGAAGTTTTTAAAGTTATATCAGTTCCAAAGCTTGTGTTCATTTTTATAGTCTCTACATTGACACCATAAGCACAAGCAATTGGAGTTCCTTCATCTCTAAAAACATTTTCAAATATTAAACATGCTAAAGTCTTTCTTCCTAAATGTAGTTCAATCATCAATTTAATCCCTCTACTTTATCCCAAGAGTCTGTTAATATATTTTCTTCTTCTGCCCATTTATAATCAGGGTCGCCAATGTCTCCCTCATGTTGTGCTGAACTTCCGTCTTTGAACTCAACATACAAAGTCCCCCACTTTACATGGTAGTCTTTGACATTCTCCCAATCAATACCTAGTTCTTCTAAGTCAAAAGTAATAGATGCCTCATAGACACATTCTATAAATCTTGGTTTATCGCTATCAACATTCATGTTATTTCTCGTAAATATAAACGTCCCACTTGACTGCCTTATCTAAAGGACAAAAGGGTATCGTTCTTCTGTTATAGTCTGGGTTATTTCTACCCCACCTGCCTTGACATTTAACATAATGCTTACGTCTACTATGTCTGTTAAGTAATCTCACGCCTTGTCTAACCTCTTGCAGTTTATTAAGCTGTTCTAATACTGCTGGGCTATCCTTTTCTACACTCATTACGTATGTTTTAGTCCTGTTCATAATCTTTATCCTCCACTGTATTAATTATATCTCTCATCATATAGTCGTTAAGCCAATCAAACTTCCTGTTTGCTTTCTTGTTGACTAAATATTCTATTGTGTCTAATCCTTGTTCGTCATAGACTATCCTCAATAACCTAGACAATAAACCTATATCATCTAGTGCTTTCATTACATCTTCCTTTTCAAAGTAATATTCGTTATATGTTCTACTCATTTTTTTATCCCTCCATTTCTAAGTTTTCAACATCTTCCATAGCCATTCTATCGCACATAGCTTCTACTTGTCCAATGTCTTTTATATCTTTGGTCAACACATCATAGTAGTGTTGCCACCTCTCATCATAGTAATCATGTACCCATTTGTTATCGTTGCTCACTATAAACCTCCTCTAAGTGATTCATTAATAAGTCTAATCCCATACATATACCTCTATGTTCTGCCTTAGACTCGCTATCATTTACCCATTCCTTATCATCTTTAATATCTTTTACAATATTTTTTATTTGTTCAATCGTTATCACTTTTGCACCTCCTGTTGTAATGCCCTTCTTATACTGACAGTATCTAATTTAACCTCATATACTATCCACTCGTTATTAAACTCTCTCTTTTTTCTACGTCTTTCATATTGTTCAACTGATAAAGTCCTATACTCGTAGTAGTCGTTGTATCTATTCTTTATTTCTCTTACCATTCTAACTACCCTCCTGTAGGTATGTATCAAAGTCGTAAAGCTTTCCATACTTTTCAAGCTGTTCATCTTTACTCTTGATTCTTTTAAGTTTAATCCACATATCTTTTTGTTTCTTCTTTCTTCTACTAGCTACGTTTCTATGTTTCTTTTGCCTATTGTTTACTCTTTTTAACATAAATATTACTCCTAAATATTTTTTCCATCGTTGTCATAGTACATAGAGGTTCTTTTATTGTCCTTAAATACTTCTTGCTTAGTTAAGTCATACTCTAGTTCAGTTAAGTATGAATATGATTTTAAAAATTCTATCTTTGATAAGATGTAAAAGTCTTTCATCTTTTCTTTATCATCTGTAAAACTTTTGTATTTAACTGTCATCGTTTACCTCCTCTACCTTTATATCTAGTTCAGATACATTCCAAATATGGTTATATATCTCTTGAATTATATCTCTTTCAATAGCTGTTTCTGTTTCTTTTTTATCTGCAATAGCTTTAAAAGTAATTGTTATTTTATTTTTAGTTATCATCATTTATCCTCCTGTTTAAATTTTAATACTACCATGTCATTTTTATAACCTACAATACACCACCCTAGCTTTGATAGTTCTAACATATCAGACAATAGGGTAGTCATAGGTAAGATTTTAATTACTTCACTTGTCATCTACGCTACCCCCAATATCTTAGCTACTTTTTCTAGCTTTTCACTAGATAAATTATCAATAACTTTAGTATTTATTAATTTAGGATTTGTAAATAAATTCTCTAGTGGCGTATCATCTTTTCTAAATTCTAATTCACTCCTAACCATGTCGTGATATTTAGAATACTTTTCCATAGTTAACATTTTTTCTAAATGTTCTGTTGGCATTTCTTGTGGTGAGTTGTAAGTTTTCTTTTCCATATTTTTAAAGCCCTCTAGCTTTCGTTGTTTCTATACCACGATAAGCCCCAGTTAAGGAGCTTGTCAAGTGGTTTTTTTATTTAGAAAATAACAGTCTCGTGTATGTCGCTATATAATCTCATAGTTAAATCTTTATAGCCTTTAGATTTAAATATTACTGTAGACCAATAACAATTATTATTCCATGTAGGTTTTCTTTTCCAAGAAACACTAAATTTAATATTAGGATTTCTACGCTTAAATAATTTCTTAGCAATAAATAATGTTGGTTTTTCAGTTAAGTTTTTATTATCCATATTTTATTCTATACTATCTTCTTTAATATTTCTTTACCTTGTTTATATTTAATATAATCTTTAGGTGGATAAACAAAACAATATAATTCTTTAGAATATAGGTATTCTATTTCTGATAGTGCTTGTCTAAATTCACTAGGATTATCAAGGCATAAGTAATAAAATGTTTCTAAGGGGTTACAAGCCATAATTGTTTTTATATATCTAACCATATCAACAGTTTTTGTTTCATGGTCATAATAATTAAAATCCCTTTTGTGTAGTAGTTCCATTTACGCCACCTCTTTATTAGATACTTTTATAAGTTCTTGTTTTAGATTTAAAATCTCTTGTTGAGAATATACGCTACCCCATTTTTTATTTACATCTTCACGAACTTTTATTTTATCTTGAAGTTCTTTTTTCAATATTAAGTTATCCATAATTTTAAAGCCCTCTAGCTATTTATTTATTTGATACATATAAATTTATAATATGTGTCAAGATAAATCAACAATTATTTTAATTATATTTTAAAGATAATGCTTTACATCTTACATATAATATGTTAAGTATTGATACTGCTGTATATTTATACAGTCGAATCGAGCTTAAAGATTTTAGATACTAGGGTTAGACTTTGCCCAACTATTCAATACAGAGGCTCTCAGTGAGTCCGATAAATTCTAGTGATAGTCTATTATAAGTGGTGTTTATATTATAACAAGTAAGTGCTTACTAACTTAATAATTTATTTAAGGATAAAAAAACCCCCAATTAAGGGGGTGAAAACTTGTGCAGTTTTTAGGGGGTTATCAATTCATTGTAGACCAAAAGCCATTTAGATAACATCTAGTTTTAATATCAACAACAAAAGCATCTTGCAATTCTTCTTCTTCTAATTCATTGAGTAAGAAATCAAAAGCATCTTGTGAAGTTTTAAAAGTTTTATTTGGAAACATTCTATTATATGCCCAATCAATTATTTTATATTCCATATTATGCTCCTTTAATCTTGATAGTAATATTTTAATTGACTGTTATAATTTTCTTCTTGTCCTTGTCCGTGTTCTCTGACTTCATT